ACAAAAATTGATATTGGTAAGCCGGAGTTTAGAGAGGCTAACAGAATATTTTATATTTTTTGGGAAGCATGTAAGGCCGATAAAAGAAGTTTTGGAATGTGTTATTTAAAAATAAGACGTTCAGGTTTTTCATTTATGGGCTCTTGTGAGGCCGTTAACACCGCTACAATTAGCAAGGACGCAAGAATAGGTATACTTTCTAAAACAGGATCCGATGCCAAAAAAATGTTTACTGATAAAGTTGTGCCCATATCAAATAATTACCCCTTCTTTTTTAAGCCTATACAAGACGGTATGGATAGACCAAAAACAGAGCTGGCCTACAGGGTGCCTGCATCTAAGATTACTAAAAAAAATATGTTTGAAACTGAAGAGGAGGAGCTAGAAGGATTAGACACAACTATAGACTGGAAGAACACTGCAGACAATAGTTATGATGGTGAAAAATTAAAATTATTAATTCATGATGAGTCTGGTAAATGGTTGAAGCCTGACAACATTATCAACAACTGGAATGTAACAAAAACTTGTTTGAGATTGGGTAGTAAAATTATAGGTAAATGCATGATGGGATCTACGTCAAATGCGCTTGACAAAGGTGGGGAAAATTTTAAGAAATTATTTTATGATTCTGATGTAAAAAATAGAAATCAAAATGGCCAAACAAAAAGCGGGCTTTATAATTTGTTTGTTCCAATGGAATGGAACTTTGAGGGTTATATAGATAAATACGGCATGCCAGTTTTTAAAACACCAACAAAAGCAGTAGAAGGATCGGACGGTGAGCTTATATACCAGGGGGCTATTGATTATTGGGAAAATGAAGTGGACTCTTTAAAGAAGGACGCAGATGTGCTAAATGAATTTTACAGACAATTTCCTAGAACAGATTCTCATGCATTCAGGGACGAGAGCAAGCAGTCGCTCTTTAATTTAACGAAAATTTATCAGCAAATAGATTACAATGATTCTTTAATTAAAGAACATTATTTAACTAGAGGTAGGTTTAGTTGGAAAGATGGTATAAAAGATTCAAAAGTAATATGGTCACCTGACACTAGAGGTAGGTTTTTAATATCATGGATACCTGAAAAAAATCTACAAAATTGCAGAGTTAATCAAAATGGAAAATATGCACCAGGAAACGAGCATCTAGGCAGTTTTGGGTGTGACTCATATGACATATCCGGAACGGTGGGCGGGGGCGGATCAAATGGTGCATTACACGGTTTAACTAAATTTAACATGGACAACGCCCCAAGTAATGAGTTTTTTTTAGAATATGTTGCTCGGCCTCAAACTGCAGAATTATTTTTTGAAGATGTATTGATGGCTTGTGTTTTCTATGGAATGCCTATATTAGTAGAAAACAATAAGCCTAGATTATTGTATCATTTTAAAAACAGGGGTTACAGAAAATATTGCATGAATCGACCAGACAAAATATACACTAAACTTTCTAAATCTGAAAGGGAGATAGGCGGCATACCTAATTCCTCTGAAGAAGTAAAACAAGCTCACGCCACTGCAATTGAAAGCTATATTGAAAAATATGTAGGCATAGACATGGATGGTGCGTTTAGAGATAAATTAGACATGGGCACTATGCATTTTAACAGAACATTAGAGGACTGGGCTCGATTCAATATTAATAACAGAACTAAGTTTGACGCCACTATAAGTTCGGGATTAGCAATCATGGCAAATCAAAAGCACCTATATACACCGCAAAAAAAAGAGTCAAAAATAAAGATTAACTTTGCAAGATATAATAATAAGGGATTATATAGCCAAATACGTACTTAATGGT